AGGTCAAACACCTAAAGATAAGAAGATTGATAAGAGGCAGAAAGGTATCGGTCATGCTGTTAAGAGACTTACTAGGAAAGAAGAACTTGAATTAGATGAGAACCGTCGTGCTGCCCGTGCTGCTGGTGGTTACAAAGATGACTCTAAGAAGCAAACTGATCCTTCCAAGGCAGGTTTCACCGGTATTTCTAATAGTATCGCAGATATCATGAAGCAGAACAGAGAGATTGAAGCACGTAAGAAAAAGTAATATAAAACTCACATAATATTCTAAGGAGGCTTGACAAGTCTCCTTTTTTTATGTAGACTAGGTTTGTCCCCGTTAAAGATAAATAATAGCTCATAAGATACTATATCATGAGTTATGAGAATTCTTGGATATACAATAATGAACCTTTTGAGTCTGATGCTATTGGGAACCACTTTGGTTTTGTTTATTGTATTACCAATAAGTCAAACCAACGACAATACATTGGGCGAAAGTATTTTTGGTCGTTCAGAACCCCACCAGGAAAAAAGAGAAAAGTAAAACAAGAATCTGATTGGAAGAAGTATTATGGTTCTTGTCCTGAGTTAAAAGAAGATATAAAAAGATACGGCAAAGAGTTCTTCAGTAGAGTAATACTAAGTCTTCATGAGAAGAAGGGAGATTGTAACTTTGAGGAGACTAAGCAGTTGTTTCTAAATAATGTGCTATCAGAGGCACTTGACAACGGAGCACCAGCATACTATAATAGCAACATTCTCGGCCGTTACATGCGGAAAGATTATGGAAACTTTGGAAAAGACCTTGCAAGTAACCCATGACTGGGCAGTTGATAGACTGCACATTCTCTGTGACATGAAGACGGATGATGTGCTAAAATCTGTAGAAGATGCTCATGCGATCCAGTCAGAGTTTGCCGAATGGTTAGACCCTAATCTTGAGGACCATGAAATCTACTCACTCGAATATCTTGGAGACAATGATTAAATCACTTTTTGGAATTGGACTTCTTGCAAGTGTAGTTGCAATCCCTTCCCCAGAACCTGAACAAATCAAAGCAAAATTAGAACCAGAACCTGTAGAAGAAATTATTATAGAGGAAGAGACTTGGAAGTGTCCTAATTGTACTCCTAATGAACAAATTGTTCTAGCAGCACTACAAGAGCACACAAAGATCTCTGATCGTAATGCTCTTGCTACAATCATGGGAAACATTCAGCAAGAATCAAAGTTCATTGCTAATATCTGTGAAGGTGGTGCTCGTGTTTCTTATCAGGATTGTCTGAGAGGTGGTTATGGATTGATTCAATGGACTTCTATCAATCGTTATAAAGGACTTGGAAACTTTGCAGTGAAGTATAGTTGCAATCCAAGTGAATTAGATTGTCAGGTTCGTTGGATGATTAATGAACCTATCTTCCAACGTGTTCTTCCACAATTTGAAGGTGGTGGTCAAACTGTATCTTATTACATGAGACCTGCATACTACTGGTTAGGATGGGGTATTAAAGGTAATAGGGAAATCTATGCATATGGTTATACTAAGAAAATGGTATTAGCATGAAAGAAAAACCAAAAGTAGAATGTTTGATCGATGATTTAGAAGCACCATTATTTGAATGTGGGCCAGGACATCTTACTCAAGGTTATGGTTCCTTTGTAAGTGTTCCTGCTCCGAAGTATCTGAAAGATGATCCTTGGTTTGGTCCGGCAGTTTTATCTGATTATCAAATGACTCTGAAAGAAACATTTGACCATGCAGTATCTGATGGGCAATTATTGCCTGAAAATGATACAGCAGAACCAAAAAATATTCATGAAAAAATTTATCAGATGGCTATAAGTAGTGGTAAAACTACCATACATCTTAATCCAATAGTAGGAGGTTCTGAAATCTTTCAGGAAAAAAAGGAGAATCAAATATGATTGACGATTGGCGTTATAGTGAAGATAAATTAAAACTTCGTGAGTCGGCACTTAAAGTTCTTCTCACTAAATATGGTGGTCAACTAAAAGAATCATTACCTGCATACACTAATCAATCAATGTATGAATGTGCTCATGATTGGGTATCTCAGGGTAATGTAAATACTAATGGCATTATTAAATACTTTGAAGCATATTACAAATGAAAAAAATTATTGCAAGTTTATTGGCATCCGCAGCATTAGTTTCTCCTGTCTCTGCGAATTCACTTAAAGATAGTGAGTACTTCACTATGCATTCTATGGGGTGTATGCTGTTACAAGAGTGTACAGATGGAGTTGAGGAAATTGTTAGTATTCTAGATGTGTCTAGTAAGTATTCCAATACCGATTCCTTTTACTCTGTTGCTAATGAATTTAACAATATGCTTAGTTCCCTTAATATGATTGGGGTTAAAGTATTTTTGGCAGATGAGAAGTATTTTCCAGTAGGGCATCGTGGTGTTTATCATACTGTGAGTAATAACTTCTTTCTCAATAAAGCATTCATGGGCCGGCCGAATGTATTGATGAGTGTGATGCGTCATGAAGGATGGCACGCGGCACAGGATTGTATGGCAGGAACGATTGATAATAGTATGATTGCTATCATTAAACCTGCGGATCAAGTTCCAGCACTATGGAGTGAGATGGTGGAACGTACATATCCTGAGTCAGCATGGCCATGGGAAAAGGAAGCAACATGGGCAGGTAAGACAGAAGGAATGACAATGAATGCCCTTGCTGCTTGTGCTGATGGAAATATGTGGGAGGTTTATGAACCTACTCCCTTGACCCGTGAATATCTAGTCAAAGAAGGTTACATTACTAAATAATAACATCTTAAACAAGAAACCTGCCAAGAAGAGTTCTGTGAAACCTCTTGTGTTATAATGGTGAACTCTTTGTTGGATAAAGAATTTAAAACATGTCCACTCTAACTAGAGAAGTATTAATCAGAACAATTGTTGCTAACGAAATGAAAGAGCACGGTGGTTCTGATTATACTCAAAAATTAAAAAATACGTATCACAAATGGGAACATCAATCAAGTGATGCTCTCTGTCAAAAATTTAATCAAATAGAAAAATCTAATGTCACTGTTGACATATTAAAACCATAAATATAAGAGCCATGCCTCTTTTCAATGTCAGAAGAAGTCAAAAAGGATGAACCTAAAAAGAAAGGTATTCTAGGAAAACTAAAGGAGGCAGCAGATGACAAGGAAGAACAAATTGCTATCTTGTCTACTTTTGTTAGGCTTGGCATCCTTGTTTGGAGTGGCGGAATACTCACGTTGGCATACATCAAACTTCCACCAGCACTTGGTATACCAGAGCAAAAACTAGATCCAACTTTTATTGCATCAGTATTTACTGGGGTTTTAGCTACTTTCGGTGTCCAGGCAGCAAAGAAAGCAGGAGAGAATGGTGGTAACGGTGGAGGTATTAGTAAAGCAGATATGGAAAGATTGATTGCTGCAGCAGCACAAACTGCACCTGCACAAACTATTCGTATTGAACAAGCACCTGTACAAATAACACAGGGACCTCCAAAGTCCGATGAATCTTATAAGATGTAATTATGAATAATCAAAAGTCACCATTTAAGTGGGTAGTTCTGACAGTGGGAACACTGTTTGGGATTGCTCATATTGGTGTCTTGGGACATCTCATAAACAAAAATGATTTTCCGATAATTAATCTTCCTGTTGGAGATTATACTTCATATACAGTAGAGGCAGGAGAGCAGGGATATAGGATTGATTATTCATCAAATGATCCTAAAGTTATGGGTGTCCGAAAAAGAGTTGATAAGACTAATGGATTTTTTGGTATTGGTGGGAAATCAAATATAGAATATGACGAAGAGTATACAATGGATGGTGCCCGCCATATGGGTGGAGGTGCCAAGGGAAAGTTGACTGTGAAAAAGATAGAGTGTATAAAGGCGGAAGGTGGTGGAGAATCGACAGGAAGGATAGTGGGTGCTAGTATTGGTGCCGCAGCAGCACCATGGTTTACTAGTATCCCATATGTCGGGTGGGTTGCTGCCGGATGGATAGCAATGTTTGGGCAGGATAAAGGTGCAGAGATTGGTGGAGAACTGGCAACAACAATGATGGAGGGATGCGATGAACTTTGAATTAAATATGGAAGACTATACAATAATTTTAAATGCACTTCACTACTATAAAAAAGTGGAGAAAAAAGGTAACTTTAAGCAATACAATGAAGAACGTGTAAATAAGTTGAGAGATAAAATGGCATATCAATTAGTCCCTAGTCCTGATAGTAAAAGATGAATTTATTGTTGCGTCCACTTGATAATGTTGCTGACCCAGTTTGGAGTGTTATTATATTTCTTTTAATATTTTTATCGGGAGTTACTTATTATATTGTCTATATAATGGGTATGGCTTTTGATGAATTGGAAGATGGCAACTCTGAATGAAGTATCCGCAAAACTATTAGAAGTTGATGCTAAACAGGATCAAGAAATAGTACTTCTCAAACATAGAGTTGAACAACTTGAGAATCAAAATGATAATGAAATGATTAAAGAACTTCGTGAAAGGGTTCGTAAACTTGAAAAATGGGTTGCCGGTGCTGCTGCTGTAATTGCTGCTGCTACTTTTGCAATTGGTATTGCCGTCGCAGTAGATTCTAAGGAGATCAATTATGGGAGCAATGACACCACCGAGCAGGAAGTCTTGTTACAACTTTCGAGTAACTGAGATCAATCGTGTTCTTGACGGCGATACTATTGATGTCACCATTGATCTGGGGTTTGATTTATACAAGAAAGAAAGAGTTAGAGTTGCAGGAGTTGATACGCCAGAAAAGAGGACGAGAAATCTAGAGGAGAAGGCACTTGGAATCGACGCAACCAATTGGCTCAAAGAGAAACTGGAGAGTACTATCGCTGGTGATGATGAGTTGTCTGTTAGGACTGAACTTGTTGGTGGTGTCGGTAAATATGGTCGTCTTCTTGGGTGGTTATACATTGGGGACGACAATGTGTCCCTCAACGAACAAATGATTACCGAGGGTTATGCTCATGCCTATGATGGTGGCACAAAGGATATGAACCTAGAAGAACTTCGTGTAATCCGCAGACAGCACGGTACATTAGTAGAATGATGAGTGGTATATTTGTATTTGGATTTATTATTTTATTAACTTATGCACTACATATTACGTGGCCTATAAAAAAAGGTAAAAATTAAAATGCAAAAACTAATTAACATTCTTGCTCTAGCTTCTTTTGGTGTATCATCTGCAATTGTTGGTGGTAGTGCCTATGTTTATGTAAACAAAGATGCTCTCATTGAGAGTGCTAAAGAAGCAGCAACCAAAGCAGCAACAGAAGCAGTTGCCGGAGCACTTCCTGGAATGTTAGATTCTGTTATGCCAGAACTTCCTGGTGCTACTGGTGGTGCTGTTCCTGGACTACCTTCAACTGGAGCAGCACTTCCTTTTTAATATTTGTTAAATACAAATAGTTTGGATTGACATTATGTCCTCTACATCTTTTCGCAAAAAGAATTCTATTAGAAATAAAAGTAAAAAGAAAAATGATACTGATAACACATTTTTCCTTTATGTTGCTTTTCATTCTATAATTTCTTCTGTTATGAATATCTTTACGGATGACTGAGATTCCTATCATTACTTCTAATGACATTAGTATTCGTGAAATTAAAATTCCTGAAGTAAATACTGTCTTGGACAACTATACAAGAATCCCTTTGGGACCTCCTGTCGTAGTGTATATTGGCACGCCTGTTGTTGATATTCCGGGATGTGTAGAGGCTCATCAAACCAATAACCCTAAAAATAGTCAAATAAGAACCGATGACAAAAAAGGATTGGTTACGTATTGCGATTCTGGTCTTCCCAGTTTTGATCCTATTTTATATGAACCTGAACAGATGATCATCACTAAACCTAGTGGTGTCAATGTCCCAAAAGATACTCCTGTGGTTCCAGAAACTCCGGAGATTCCAAAATCTCCGGATATTCCTACTGCAAAAATAGATTGTCCTACGGCATCACAAAATGCTAAAGAACCTATTGGAGAGTTTATACGAGGATTTAGAAAAAAAGTTACTGAATATAAATTGATCGGTAATGAATGTATTCAAATAACAGAAGATGTCCCTATACCTCAACAGATAGTTGCAGGACTTCCTAGTGGTGGTCAAGTTGTGCAGGTAGGTGGTATTGCTGTTATCGCTACATCATCAGCACTCATAGCAAAACCATTGGCAGACTTATTATTGAAGGTCGTGAAACCTACGATTAAGAAAGTTATGAAAAAGATTGCCAAGATTAAGGGGAAAAAGGTTGCGATTGAATCTCTAAAGGACCGCCAAGGTCAACAGCGGATTCGGAATCGGGCAATTCGGATTTTGAAGGGGAGGGAATAGTATGATAATGAGGGTGCTTATGATTTGGAGGATTATTAACTACCACATCGGCACATACTGAATAATAAGGACTTCTAGGGTGGAATTGGATTCCTTTTAACTTTAACTCGCCACAATTTTTCAAACGAGCTATCTCAAAATCTAATCTTTTATTGGCAGTCAGTTGTTGCATCATTGCGATGTTAGAAGTTGCTGCTTCTTTACAAAGGTCTTGTAACTTTTTATCTGTAGGTGTGCTCCATGTCATAGAGAAACCTACACCTAAACTGTAGTTATCTTTCTGTCCGGTTCTAGTTTTTTTGGTGAATAAAATATCACCGGGATTATCAATCAATCCATCTTCATTTAGATCACTGATATCATATACTGGGTCATTATAATAAGGTTCGTATGGTTTAGAAGCAGAGACACTTCCTGTTACATACGGTGTGAAATTGCGAGTGGGACCCTGACACTGAATCCCCCCTCCATATGTGTTTGTAATGTATGGTCCCTGAAGGACTTGTATAGCTTGGTTTGTAACGGAGCCTGAACTGTTAGCGACAGGAGAAGCAGTAGCAGACACACCACCAACGGTTTCAGCATAAGAATTT